TTTAAGAATTGGTTGGAATAAGATCCCACTAGAGAGCAAAGTATCATTACAACAAGATAAAGAATATTCATTGATTATTATCACTGAATCATTTGAAGGTAAAGTTGCTATTGCTAAAGTTGGTGAGCGTGATGTTAATACTAATCAATATGTTAAAACTCAAGTAGATGATGGTGTACTATTCTTATCAGCCAATGAAAGAACTTGGGTATCTGTTCAAGATAGTGATATGGTTTATAAATTACATGCTGTGAATTATGAATCCACTAGAACAATTAAAGTAGGTACATTAACACCAAATGCTAGACAAGAAAATATTACTGACTTGCGTTTAGTTGGTCAAGTGAAAACTAATGAATCAACAAGTGTTAGGTTCTATGCTCAAGTAGGTGGTCAAAGAATTGATTTAGCCTTAAATAGAACAGTTTTCACAACACCAATTAAAAAATCAAGTGGCAATATTGAGATTTTTGCTGAATTAAGAACAACTAATCAGGCACATTCACCTATGATTAATCCAGGCTTATTACTATTAACAGGTACAGCAATTTCGCCAAGTACTTACGTAGGTCGCCAATGGTCAATCAAAAATGGTCAAGTAAGTCCAGCAGCTATCCAAGTAGTATTAGATCAATTAGTTGAAAGTGGTTGTAAAGTAATTCCTTACTATCAATCAGGTGATGATGCTAAAAATGATAGTGCATACACTGAATTAGCAATGAAATCTAGTGAGCCAATCGGTGATAACTGGCAAACAGTGATATATGAAGTCAAAGGTGTGCAACGTGGATCAAGTAGGTTAAAAATCAAGCTTGAAACAACGCATCACGAAAATAGACCAAAAGTAAAAAATATCAGAATCCTAGTGATTGATAATTATTAAAATAAACAATTAGGGGTAGCAATACCCCTCTTTTTTAAAGGTATTTAAAATGGGTTGCCAAGAAGAAAATAAGTTTTTAAGATTTTCTGATACACCTTCAATAGACAGTGAAGGATTTGTAAAAGTAGCAAGTTCAAAAGAACAACTAGAGAATATGAGCCTTGAAGATAAAGAAAGGGTAGTAGCTAGTGTTGCATTATTAGATACTTTTACAAAAGATTTAAGAGAAACTGTTGAAAGTGTTGTTGAAGATTTAGGTGAAAATAATGGTCTTGACGATAAAATTCAAGAAATTGTTAAAAAACAAATTTTAGGTAGTGAAAACCCTACTTCCCTAGATATTAGTCAATTATATATTATTCCTAATATTGGTGGTGCTGAATTACGTTGGAATGCACCAAGTTATAAGAAAGATTATGTAGTAAAAGTTTATCAAGTTATTGATGGCTTTAACGAAATTATTGCAACAGTTGAGAAAGGTAAAAACTATCATTTACTTAGTTCAAGTAATATTGACTTAGAGAAACACCCTCAATGGTTTGTAAGGGCTTTTGATGGTAATGAAGCTGGTAATCCATCTAACAAAGTAAGTTTAGATGCTACCAATTGGGCTGATGTGATTTTAAGTATTTTACATGGTAAAATTACAGAAACAGAATTAGCTAGAAGTTTAATTGATAATTTATACAGTGGTTTTTCTGATCAATTAAGTGAACAATTAGCTAGACAATTAGAACGTGCAAGAACAATTGTACAGCAAACTGAACAACAAATAAACAGTACAATTTCAGGCTTAAGAGATAGACTAGATCAAGATATTTTAGGTGTTAAACAACAATTATTAGATCATGGTACAGGTATTTCTACTTTAGAACGCAAGTCTAATGAACACGCTGAAAGAATCGATACAATTAGTGCTGTTGCACAAGGTGCGGTTAGTGGCTTACAACAAGAGAAAGTTGCTAGAGCTACTGAACAAGAGGCTTATGCTAGGGAAACTAACACTAAAATTGCACAAGTTCAAGGTGCGATTGGTACTGTTAGGCAAGAATTAGAAACTAAGTCTAATGAATTAGAATCAATTACTAATCAAGTTACAGACTTTAGAAATATCTACAATCAAAATGAAACACGTAGAACTGAAGAAATTACTAATTTAGCTAATGCTGATAAATCACTAAATGAAAAACTTAATCAAGTTGATGCTAAAACTGTAAATTCCCAAGCTAAATTAACTGCTTTAGAAAATGTAGTAGCTGAAAAAGATAGGGCTAGTACAAAACGATTTAATGCGTTAAGATCTAGTATCAATGGTAGTCATTTTCCTAATTATAATTTTGAAGATGATATTAATGGTTGGACTACTTTACAAGGTGAAGTTAGTGTTGTAGATACTAAAGATAATTCAGCACCACAAAAAATGGCTTTACAGGCACTAGGAAATATGCCTGTTACAATTCATTCAAACGAGCCTACACGTATTGAGCAAGGTCATAGTTATTCTTTAACAGGCGTTGTAAAATGTCCTGATGGTATCACTAAAGCTGAATTAGTGATGATGTGTTTTGATAAGGATAAAAACTTTATCACTAACATTCAAACAAGCCCACAGTACCCTTTAATTGATAGCAAAACTAATGCTGGTAAAGGTTGGGTTGTTTTAGAAGGTCAAATTTCAGGAAATACAACAAGCTGGCCTACAACAGATAACACTAAAATTCCAATGCATGCTCAGTATGCAAGTCCAGCATTGATTGTTACTACTAAAACAGGTGGTAAAATTTTAGTCACTAAGCTAGATATGCAAGATAATAGCGAAAGTGAAAAGAATAAAGCCCTTATAAAAGCCTTAGAAACAACACAGAACACTGATAGGGAGAGTATAGCTACTACCTTAAGGGAACAAGAAACAAGGCTTAAAAATGGATTTAGCACCGCTACACAGCAAATTCAGAATAAAGTTAATGAATTAGATGGAAAAATTACCGCTGAATCTAGTAAAATTGAAAACCTTACTAGTGAAGTTGGTGGCAATAAATCTAAAGTAGATAGTCTAACCCAAGTAGTAAATAGTGAACGCTCAAGTAATGCAGCAAAATTTGAAACGCTGAATACTAAATTTAAGCGTGACCTAAGCAATGCTATTATTAATCCTACTTTCACAAAAACAGAAGTAACTAGCACACTTGATTCACAAGGTCAAGTTCAAATTACAGGTGAAAGGACAGTATCTAGTTTAGAAAATTGGAATTGTGAACCTAAAAATAAATTTAGTGTAATTACATTTCAAGATAATCAAAGTCAAGAATTAAAAACAAAAGCACCTTCAAACTATTATTTGAAATTTTGGGGTAATAGCTTAGTTCCTGAAGGTCAATTAGTTGTAAATCCAAATGATAAGATTTATGTTGGATTACACGCACATAATTTAAATAATACTAATTCACAAGTTGTAGTTAGATATTTAAATAAAGATGGTGAATATTTATCACAAGAAAATTTAGCTACCTTTACAGATTATACTAGAATAAGCGAAACTTTGACAGTTCCTGATAATGCTGATAAAGCTGAATTAGTGATATTTACTAATTCAAATACTTTAGCTGAAAGACAAGCGGTAATTATTAGTAAGCCTGAATTAAGAATGAATATGGCTGCTATCTATGCTGATGGTAAATTTGAAGAAGCTAAAACCTTAGTTTCAAATGCACAAGAAACAGTATTAGGTAAAGTTGAAAGTTTAACAGCTAGATATAACCAATCAGAAGCCACTAATAAACTTGAACGCCAAGCAATTTCAAGGGCTAATGAGGCTATTTCAGGTAAAGTAGAAGAGCAAGGCACTAGATTAGGTCAGGCTGAAGGTAAGATCAGAACGATTGAAGCTACTCAAGTTACAGATAAACAAGCTTTCACTACATTTCAAAGGGATACTGAAAGTAAATTAAATGATAGTTCAAGCAAAATATCTAAGCTTGAAAAAACTACTACAACACTTGAAAACAGTATAGCTGAAACTTCAAAAAGCTTAAAATCTGAATTTAAAAATAACCTTGATACAGCTAAAACAGAATTAAGTGGCAAAATTGATCAGAATGAAAGAACAGCATCTGATAAGTACAGGACTCTAGCTGAAAGAACTACAACCCTTGAATCTAAAGCTAATACTGTAGATGGAAGAATTAGTAACGCAATTATTAATGAAAGAACTAATACTGAGGCTACAGCTAGTAGAGTTGCTACTGAGAAATCAAGTGAGTTAAAAGTTCAATTTGATGCTAGATTAAGTGCTGATCAAAATAATCTACTATCATTCACTGATACAATGGGTTGGTATGTTGATAAAGCTAAAGACGAAACTCAGACTCAATCTATTGAAGACAATATCGCTACTTTAAGGGGTGATACTACCAATTGGAAACATGCTTATCAATTTAGTAAAGAAGGTGATAAAGCTAGTGATCCAAAAGCAAGTAAGGCTTTAACTACTGTTCAACCAGATTTACCTTATTTTCTTACTTTTGAGGCTAGGTCAAATATTGAAGGTAATGTTTTAAATCCAATATTAAGACTTTACTATAAGGATGCAAATAACACTAAGCAGTCTCGAAATAGTAATGTACCAAGCATACCATTAGTTGATGAATGGAGATCGTACCAAGTAATTTTAACAGCCCCATCGATTAAAGCTAATGAGACTAGGAACTACTTTGCCTGTCTGTTTGAGATGAAGTCAACAGGTACAATTCAAATTAGAAATCCTAGACTAGCGTATGATGCTAAAACTGCCATCGAACGCATCAATGCTTCAATTGTTGAAACTAAACAATTAGCAGTAGATGCAAGCGGTAAAGTTCGAGCTAAGATTGGATTGAAGGTGAATGCTAACGGTAAGGCTGTTGGTTGGAGTAGTGAGGTAAATGGGGATACCAATAACTTCTCTATCAATGCTGACAACTTCAAGATAGCTAACGGTGTTGATGACTATACACCATTCTCCATTGATACGGTAAACAAAAAGATAAGGATTAACGGTGAGGCTCAGTTCACTAAGGGTAACAATCTCTTGATGAACCCAATTATGTCTTCAACCGTTATAAATAACTCCAATGATTATCGAGTACCAATGAACTCAGTTCCTGGTTGGCAATTTGGTCATTCTTCAGCTAATGGACGAGTAGACTTTTTTGAGGCTCGGGCTAGAGGTTCCGATTGGTCTCCTGATGTTGAATTCTTACCTGGAGAGCTTTGTTTAAATATCAGAAATGATAATAGAACTAGAAGAGCTGTAGAGAGAACTGGATTCTTGTTTCAGGACTTATCCGTTACAGTTGGTTCATGGTATATGTTCTCAGCTTGGGTTGCATCTCACGGATCTAAATGCAGGCTTTTAGTTGAAGAGATTGATAAAAATGGAGTGTTTGTTAAGAAGTTGGCTGATTCTGAGTATGTAAAGACTTACGGTGGAAGAGACTTGAATAATTACAGAAGATTATTTGTAAAATTCAAAGCAACTTCACCTAACGTCAGATTGGCATTAGATCAAATCAACTTGGATAATGAAGACTCAACTTCAGTCCTTCAATCTTTCATCTTTAGACCGATGCTTGAAGAATGTAGTGAGTTTGCAGTAGGTCCAAGTGCATGGTCAAATAGTAGTGTAAATACTGTAGTTGATGGTAATACACTTAAAACAGGATCTGTAGTTGCAAACAAACTCATACTGTCTCCTAGCAACAATATTCTATTCAATTCTCAATTCAAATCAAGAGGCATGAATAGAAATGGACCTCAACAGTACACTAGAGATTACAACAGAGATCTAGGAATACTTGGTTGGTTCTGGTGGGATCGAGATAACTGGGATAATTGTCTATTAGTTGGTATTGCAGGTGCAGGTGATCCTGATTGGGGATCAAATGATACTTCAGGCTGGGACTCTAGAGTTGCTGTCATACGAATGGAAGGGAACATTCCAGGTAACGTAAGGGATGGAACATGGCGTGGATGGCTAAGTACTGTTGTTGATGTAGTGCCTGGAAAAGAATATATTTTTTCATACTATGGTGCTAATCACCGATGTGAAGGATTAGCTATAATTGAGAACTATGACTATTCTGGATATCACTACAGATCCTTTAACTCAGCAGCAATTTGTACTTCAGCTTATACTAGGTGGGCTCCAAATCATGGAGGTTTAGTTGAAGATAACTCCAAGGGTAGAACTTGGGTTAAATTCACAGCTCCATCTACAGGAAAAGTTTGTATTGCTTTCACACTCAGGAATATAACTGGAGATAGTCCGTATTTCTTCTTCACTCGCCCAATGCTTGAAGAAGCAAGACCAGACCAAACTACACCTAGCCAATGGCAAGGTGGACCAATGGGTTCAATAAATGGTAGAGGTGAAGTTCAAGTTGAACAACTATCTGCTATTTCAGCAAACCTAGGTCATGTTACAGCTGGTTCATTTAATATCAACGGTAGAGCAGGCATTAACTCTGACGGTCACTTATGGGCTAATGGGGCTAATTTAAATGGTACTATTACAGCTACAGGTGGGTCAATACAAGGTATTTTAACAGTTGGTGATGATTGGAATAATGGCGTAAGAATACATGGAGATGGTGAAAGGTGTATAGTTGTAGTTGAAGGTGGTCATATAAAAGTTAGATTAGGTAAATTATAATGTATTATTTAGATAAAAACATTGTGCTAACTAGTGGATTTAAACAAGAAGAATACAGTGTGCATATTATAACTTATTTAGGTATAGATTACTTAAACAGGGAGATGGTAGCTCATGTGATGAGTTTTAAATCTATGCTAGATTTAGCTAAGTCTTTTATAAATAAAGACAGTACAGTAAGTTGTGTCTCTTCCTCATTCTCTTTAAAGTATGATATGGAAACTTTTAACCTTGACCCTGTTTTGGTGGCACTAAGAATATTAAC